TCAAAATGGAGTTGATAATGGTTCTTTGATTGAAGAGTATGTTGTTCATAGTGGAAGTTACAGAGATGGACAATCTTACTTGGGTGTTGGTAAAGTAGACCTTATGTTAACACCAGAAAAAGTAATAGTATTTGCACAAAGAGACGCCGGAACATACATTAAGTTAAATCCATCTAATACAGATAGTTGGAATTATATTTCACAAAGAGGAAAAACATCTGCAAGTGGTAGTTTAATCAGTATGTATGACGGAACCACAAAACAAGTCCAAGATGTAGAAGTTGGAGATGTCGTAACATCATATCAACCATATGGAATGCCAGATGAATCACAAAATTATTTATCATATTCAACAACAGATTTATCCGGTTCTACAACTCAAGGTTCTATTGTTGTAAATGTAATGAAAACAATGTCTTATGGATATTATCTAATTAATGGTAGTGTCAAAGCACCTTATAATGTGCAACAATTAAATGATGATGTTAGATATTTTGTAAAACAAGGTGATACTTGGTCTTGGGTAACACCAAACAATATAGAAGTTGGAGATTACTTTTTAGACCCAAGTGCCAATGAAACTGAAATTACATCAATAACTGAAAACTCAGGTGACATTACTTGGTATTCATTAGATGTTGAGGACATCGATACATACTTCCAATCAAATATTTTGGTTCACAATATTCCACCAAAATGTTTTGTAGCAGGAACACCGATTGTAATGGGTGACGGAACAACAAAACAAATTCAAGACATTGAGTTAGGTGATGAAGTTAAAAATTATAATTTTAATAATGAAGAAGTACAAGTTGGTAAAGTTCTATCCATAGAAACACCAACACACGCAGATATTGTAAAAATCAGTTTTGGTGATAAGAAAACCAAAAACACATTCGACCATCCATATTGGGTAGTTGGAAAAGGTTGGAGTTCTTATAAACCAGAATGGACAGAAAAAAGATATGAGATAGAAACCAAACAATTAGAAATTGGTGATAAATGTTTAGAACTTTTTGAAAATTCATTACGAGAAATAGAAATTACTAATCTTGAAGAAGTAATAAATCCAGTTCAAACTTATTCATTAGAAATAGAAACAAATCATAACTATTTTGCAAATGATGTATTGGTTCACAATAAGTTTTGCTTTATGCCAGACCAAGTAATTAATATGGGTGAAGGAAATTATAAAAGAATAGACGAAATAGAATTGGGTGAGAGTGTATTGGTTTATGATGAAGAAAGCGATGAGTTTAAAGAAGGTAAAGTAAACTCTATTATGAAAAAATTACACAATGATTGTTACGAAATGGTATTGGAATCTGGACAAACACTTAAACCAACAGGAAATCACCCGTTCTTATTAAAAGATAAAGGTTGGTCCACAATAGACGGACATAATCCTAATCACGCAGGTGGTAATGGTGTTATCGAGGTTGGAGATTATGTAAGAGATTTAGATGGTTGGGTAGAAATTACCGATATCAAAAAGATTGAAGGTGAACACATTACTTATAATTTACTAAATCAAGACTACGGAACAATCATAGCTCACGACATCGTAACACATAATTCAAGACCATAAACTCTATGTATAATGATGTTAATTACTTCGCAAATAAGGTTTTAGTTTCTGATGAGTCTGATACATAATAACAATTTTAAATGGTTTTTGGTTCGAGATAACTTTTTATCACACCAAGAGTGTGAAACTCAAATTAAATATATAGATGATAATGTAAAGTCTGATAATTTTGTATGGGGAAGTTTACATAATTGTAAAAATGTAATTACGGAAGATAAAAATCTATTGGATAAAGTTTGGAAATTCATTAAAATGTCCAACACATTAGTTTATAAATATGACATTTCAGGTATCCAAGATTCATCGATAAAATTATATCCATATGAAAACTTCAAAGAAGACTCCGATAGACACTCAGACTTTGCAGCAGGTGATGGTAAGGTAGTCAATACTTGCACAAAACTTACATCAGTTATATTTTTAAATGATGACTTTGAGGGTGGTGGACTTGATGTAAGAGGAAGTATAATCGAGGCAAAAAAAGGTAGAATAGTCATATTTCCATCTTTCGCAGCACATAAAGTTTTACAATTTAGTAAAAAAGATAGATACACTTTAATAACATTTGCAGAAGGAAATACATTTAAATGAAATTAAACAACGACTTTAAATACTCAATTCAAATACCCAAATTCCTTACACACGAAAAGTGTGATGAATTAATAGAACAAATAACCAAAACAGAACAAATGGTTCCAGGTGGAGTTGGTGGTGAAAGAGGTGAAGCAGCGATTATACCGGAAATAAGAGTAACGGAAGAATGGTATTTATTTGACCAACCGGATAATAGATTTAGACCAGATAATTGTAATGGAGATTGGAAATGGTTACAAGATAAAATATACCAAGTAGTTAAAATGGTAAATCAAGGTGTATTTCATTTTGATATTGAGGGAGCAGACGACGAATTAAAACTTATCAAGTATCATCAAGGTGGTTTTTATGGTTGGCATACAGATTTCAATGCAGGTAGTTGTTCCAATAGAAAACTTGTGGCAATTGTCCAACTTACAGACCCAAGTGAATACGAGGGTGGAGAAGTTCAGTTTGGAATACAAGATAAACACACAAAAGAGTGGTATACTATGAATCAGTTAAAAGGCTCATTAACTATATTTCCAACATTTTTATCTCACAATGTAACACCAGTTACCAAAGGAACAAGGTATGTTTTACAAGAGTTATTTATTGGAGACCATTTTAGATGATAGAAAATCTAACACAAAAGAAAAACTTTAAGTTTGTAGTTCACAAAGACGACTTCTTGACTGAACAAAGATGTGATGAGTTAATCAAAATGTTTGATAATTCAGAACAATATAAAGCCACCGTAGCAGGAACTTATAATGGAAACGGAGCAGACATTGTAAATGAAAATGTTCGTAAAGTCCAAGAAGTAAGATTTTCAGAAGAAATTGTATTGTCAGACGGATTTAATTTAAATAAAAATTTAATGATGGCTTGTGAAATGGCAAATGGATTATTTTTTAATTTTGATATAGCAAACGAGTTTTCTAATGTTCGTATGTTAAGATATGAAGACACCGGAAAATATGACTGGCATTTAGACATAGGAAACGAAGAGACATCAGTTCGTAAAATTACTGCCATTGTTCAATTGTCTGATGAAAATGACTATGACGGAGGAAACTTTGAGTTCAGTATGACTGATGAAACAGGTGAAAACACGGCAGTCGGTAGTAGAAAAAAAGGAAGTCTTATCTTGTTTCCATCTTATTTAGGACATAGAGTATCACCATTGACTCGTGGTGTTAGATATTCAGTATTGACTTGGATGCTTGGAAATGCATTTAAATAAAGTATTGGTATTGGGTTGTAGTCGTAGTGGAACAACTGAGTTTTGTAAAACATTACAAGATATTTCATCAAAGAAATTCTTTTGGGAACCAGACTTATCAAAACACAACAAAATAGTTAGTTCTCTTGGTTATGAAAAATTCTTTGATACAATCTACAAAGATAAAGATACTTTTGGTATCAAATTTGGTGTTTATCCATCTACAAAATCATTTAAAAATACACTCATAGACTATCACGATATGGTTTTCTTTTTGTCAAGAAGAAATGTATTTTTACAATCACTATCTTTAAATCTCGCAAAGAAAACAGAAAAGTGGAGAGCAGTAGATTTTGGGGTGGAAACTCTAACGGAAAGGGAAAAAGAACAATATAACGAAATAAGGGTGAGTAAGATTAACATTGAAGATGTAAAAAAAGATATTGAGGGAATAAAAAAGACATCAATAGAAGTTATAGATTTACTAAAAACCCACGACAATTATAAAATATTATTCTACGAAGACTTGTATGGATTTTTTTCAGGCGTAAAGTTAAACACAGAGGACAACTTCAAAAACATTGGAAATTGGAAAGAACTTAAAAACTTTTACGAACAAAACAAAGATTTTTGTCATTTTGACTTATAAGTCAACTATTTATTTATATCTAAAAGGTTATTCACTATGAAATCAAAGAGCTTATTCGACCATATAAAACAAATTACTGATGTTCAGAACCAAAATTATTGGGACAACATAACTGAAGGCGATAAAAAGTCGTGGAACAATTATATGGTTCATAGATTTCTATCAATGAAACCAGAGTGGATTGAAGTAGTGAATGAAATACAACAATATTGGGAATTAAAACCTAAATCAGTTTATCAATTCTACACAGATGTGATACCAAAGGGTAGAACCTTTTTAAAATACACCAAGTCTAAAAAGAAATCCAAGATAGAAAAGTGGGCTATGGATATATTATGTCAACACTTTGAAGAAAGTTCCACAAATATTGAAAAAACACTTGACATTATGGGTAAAGATGTTGTATATTCAATTATATCAAAGTATGGTGTAGATGAAAAACAACTAAAAAAAATATGGACAAAATGAAGTATTTTAAGGATAGATTAATTGATGATGATAATCATATAGTTATGCACGAATGGGAACATCCAATAATGAAAAAGCACGCTGAAGTTGTTTGTCAAAATGGGGGAGACATTTTAGAATTAGGATTCGGTATGGGAATAAGTGCAGATTACATTCAATCACACGATATAAAATCACACACAATAATTGAAAAAGATAAGAAAGTTTATGAAAAGTTATTAGAGTGGTCAAAGGATAAACCAAATGTTAAAACAATATTTGGTAACTGGTCTAATAACTTACCAAAAGAAAAGTATGATGGAGTTTTTTTTGATACCTTTAAAGACAAAGAGTTTCGTTTACTTCCATTAAGAATATTAAATGTTTGTAGAGAAAACACTATCGTTAGTTGGTTTAATGTTTGCAAAAAATAATAAAGGTAAATATTATGTGACTGAGTGGATTGTGGGTAAGAATGATACAAGAGAGAGATTTATTAAAATATTACAAGGAGTAAATAATGGCGATTAAAGACACACCGAAAGGTATGCCAGTAGATGTAGCATATGGAAACGCTAACGGAGATGATGATGTCGTTGGATATATGGAAAGAACTTATCCTGAAATGACACAAGAATTTAAAAAGATTCAACGAGACCAATATGAATTGTTTTGTAAAAAACAATATGATTACGGCCCACAAAATATTGCGGTCGGAACAATATTAAAAACTAAGGAAGATATAAGATTATCACTACTTGGTATATTCTTCAGAATGAATGACAAGATAGAACGAATTAAAACAATATTGATGAGAAACACAGACATTACAGGCGTAGAGGACGAACCAGTAATTGATAGTTATAGTGATGTTTCCAATTACGGAGTTATGGCACAAGTAGTAGCGAGGGGTAAATGGGCAAAATAAGTTATAGTCAGTTCGCAATGTGGGACAAATGCCCGTACACTTGGAAAGCAAATTATGTGGATAAAGCAGAAACTTTCAAAGGTAATATCTATACTTTGTTTGGTTCGGCAATCCACGAAACTATTCAAGCATATTTAGTTTGTTATTATGAACGAACAATCAAAGAAGCAGATGAATTACCACTACACGATATTCTGATATATCGTATGAAAGAATTGTATAAAGAAGCCAAAGAAAGATATGGTGATGGTTTTGAAGTAACCAAAGAGGAAATGTCAGAATTCACACAAGACGGATTCGC